TTATACCTATTTTTTATAGATATTGATTTGTAGCGTTTTTGCAAATATTTGACAATTAGAACCGAAACAAATTTAAGGGGCAACCTCAAAAATGTACTGGTGCTAACACGGGTTTGGCAAAAAAGCCGTTCTGTAATTCTATTGAGCATTTGTATAAATTTTAAACATTAGTAATTCTTTTGAGCATTCGTTTACAGCTTCTTCGCCAAGCCCGAAACCGTTATAACCAATACTACATTTGTGTTTCATATTTAAGCTCTGTGATGAAAAAAAAAACAAAAAGAATTTATGAATATATTTCTAAATATTTTTTAGCCAATTCACCCATATATAAATTTTTTTCTTCATCAGAAATATTAGTTTCATTTTGTATTAAAAAATATATAGTTTCTAACATATAGTTTTTATATTCACTAATTGACGTAACATTATTTATAAGTAAGCTATCCATCAAATTTTCAAAACCATCTTTTTTACCCTCAAAACGATAAATCATGCTCTTACCAGTTCTGTCTATATAATTTTTACCAATAGTTGTTAAATCAAGATTATTCGTACCATTTTGGTATTTATTTTCAATAATAGAATATAACTTATCAATACCTTTTAAAAGTTCATCTTCAGTTTTAAAATTTTTACTTGATTTTTCAATATTATAATGTTCATCAAATTTAGAACCATCTAAATTTATAAAAAAATGATTGGTGTAATTAAAACCTCTATATGTTTTAATTAACGGTTCACCTTTTTGTACATACTTATAAGCATAATACTGTATTGTATATGGGTTGTTTGGTGGTGCAACACCATGTTTACTTAATTCAAATTCAACCCCATCAACTACTTTTTTAGTATCTAACTTTATGTTACTATTTTTTATTTTTTCAGTTGAAATGGAGTAACTACTTAAATTAACTTCATTGATGATTTGTTTAAAGTTCTTTACTTTATCAATCATTTTTCTTATATCTTCGCTCATAGTTTTACTTTTATATATAAATAGATTAAAACAATAAAATCCACCCTAAAATTCTTTTTGTTTTTCTTTCGTGTTTCAAATCAACATTATCTATTAATAAGTCGGCACGAGAGCATAACAAGGTGTATAAGAAAGTTTTTTACAAAGGTAGGTATAAAATTCGATATTTCCAAATAAAAACCTTCTCATACACCCAATCGTTATGGGTATAATACTACATCACCACTAAAATTCATATTCATCAACAAAATCTACCAAATATTTAATTTCTTCGTCAACATCATTTAAATCATATCCATTAATTATGAATTTCTTATGAAATCTAATTATGGCAAAATTAACATCAAATTCATTTTGTTTTTCTGTTAATCTGAATATTAAAGGAAAAACCATTTGTTCAAATTTGTCTAAATAATTACCATTAAGTAGAAAATCACATGCTTTTTCTAAATTTTGCGAAATTATTGCTTTTTCATCATAAGTTTTATTTATTAAAAACCCTGATTTTTCCCATTTTTCAATTAAATCTTTTTCTTGTTTCATATATTTAAATTTTAAGTTAATAATCCGTACTACCCATAACAAGGTGTATATGAAAGTTTATCATCGGCTCGTTATAAAACAGTTTGTTCAATCAACTTCCCGCACAATGTACATCGAAATGGTTTATTTTTGCCTCTAATAAGTAAACAATCTTTAGGGTGTGAACAAACCGATTTTATAACACCAGATATATTCAATTGTTTTTCGTATTCTTGAATTATCCACTTTGCTTTTAAGTAATCTTCTTCTGTTATCATTTGTATTTTAATTTAAGTAAACAACTAAATATATCTGTAATCGTTATGCTCCATGCCTTAGTTCAGTTCTTTGATTTAACATTTGTCATGAACATCTTGTGGGTTATAATATAATTTATACTCACTATTTTCAGTTTTGAAGTGTACGTAATTATCGTATTCTTCAATAATTTCAGTAACAATTGTTGTCATCCAGGTGAACGTAAAATTAAATGGACTCATAATTAAACTATAACCAACCATAGGTTTTTCATGTAAACTTTTACCTTTACTATCCTCATCAAATTCAACCCAACGCACATCTCTAGAATGTTTTTGGAATGATTCATCACCAACTTTAATCAAACTACAAAACCCATTCATTTTTGAACATTTACCACATACCATGTAACCATCCATAAATGCGGATAATTTTGGTGTGTGCTTTGTAAGTTTCTTACAACCAGTGCAATATAGTTTATTATTAGTTTTCATCAACAATAGCCTTAGTTAATATGTTTATCAATCCCAATACTTGTGCCATCTCATAAAACCTAACTGGTATGTCAGTATTAAAAAATTCAACAAACCATTCACCATCTTTAGTTTCATCACTACCATTTGATATAAAGGATAAACCCCTTACCACATCGTGTGTGTAATAATAATATGGTTTATCACCACTTTCTTCAATCGGTACTTCAACTTTTTCAAATCTAAGTATTTCTAATTCTCTTTCAGTCATAACTATTTCATTTTTAATTTACTAAACAAGAAAATGCTCACTAAACTTACCTTGTTTATCGTTGCAATTTCTTGTTTATTAACTTTTTTATAAATTTATTTTAGCAAATGTACTATTTAATAATTTAAATAACCACTAATTCCCATGTTTTTTGAATGAATCCAATAAACCTTTTATATTTTCATACCCAGATGGGTTAGCTGAATGTACTGCAAAATCTGGTAATTTTAAATCATTATCAATACAATAGTCAACCAACCATTTAGCTGAGTCCATACCAGTATACTCTAACAATTGTTCAATTTCACCATTACCTAAAAATTCAATAGTAGGAGTATAATAATATTCTTTATCCTTTAATTTACTTATTAATTCGGGTTTGGTTATATTTTTATTTTCATACTTCCAAATAAATCCACCAGCACTTTTTCTTTTACCCGTGGCAGATTTTGCAATATTAGAAAAATCAATATTTAATTGTCTACCAGCTTCATTTACTGAACCAAAAGTTTCTAATTCTAAACCATTTAAATCATATTGTGTTACTGATAAACTATTATTATGGTTAGAACCATATGCTGAAAAATTTCTATTTAATTTATCATGTGAATGTTTTACATTTTCGGAATTATTAACCCATTCTAAATTAAGTATATTATTATTACACCTATTACCATCAATGTGGTTAACTTGTGGTTTATTACATGGGTTATTTAAAAATGCTTTAGCAACTAATCTATGAACTAATTTATTACCATCAATGTTACAATACAACCCACCATTTGATTTATTGAAATATTGCTTCAAAATATAATTATTTTTATTATTTTTTATTAAACCAAAATCAGATACACTATAATTTGAGAAATCTTCAATAATTTTCCATTCTTGAATCATACCCAAATCGTGGTCAAATGATATTAAATCTGGTAAACCATTCTGTTCAATACAATTAACAAATTGACCATGGGACCTAACAATATCCCATTCTTCATGGTATATTCTTAAATCAATTTTCCTATAAGACATGTACTGCGCAGTAGGACAATCGGTTGGTATTCTTAAATCATCAAGGAATAATCTTTTCATTTTCGTAGTATTCAGCACCTGAATTTTTAACGTATTTTACTGAATGACCAATTTGTGCGAACATTGGTTTATTCGTATGCGTACAAATGTGAATATCACGCATATTTAATTTCATTTTAATTATGGAACTTCTAGTGTCACTCAGTAACATCAATTCCATATTAGTTATATCCACATCATCATTTATTATTATGTGAACACATTCGTCACCATCGGCAACTACACTCCAGTCTGAATCTTTCATTCGTTAATTATTTGCATTATCAATACCCACTCATCACATGTTGGTGAACTCTCTTCAAAGTCATAATCAAAATGTCGTATCATATATTCTGGCTCTAACCCGTAATCACCAAATAAAAACTGAACTATTGCAATATATTGACCTTCACCACCATCAACAAGTGTTTCATATACTTCTTGTTCTTCAGCATATTTATTACTTACTTGCCAATCATCATGTGGGTCAAGTATATTTGCAATTCTGATTAATTTATCATCAGAAAGGTTTTTAATCATTTCACTAGTTAAATTCATATTACAGTTTTAATCCCACCAACCATTAATTTTGTTGGCCATCATTTTAAACACTAATTCTTTTGCTTTTTCTTGTCTTAAATCACCCATAATCATTGCCACCAATTTTTTATCATTGTGGTCAGTAGTAAATCTTTTTTGATTTTCTTTAATATGATTAATGGCTCTTCTGTACCAACTTGGATACTTTTTAAAGTATGAATCGAAATCTTCACTTATTACATTGATTTCCAATTCACTAAAATCTGGTTTATCTTCAATTGGTAAAAAATTAAATTCAGATTCATGGTAATCCATATATTCACCATCATAATAACCATCTTTAACCTTATTGATTAGTTCAGCGCAGATTAACATATCTCTAGCATCTTCTTGCGCTCTAGTATGTCTATCCATGGTGCTAATATAATTAGCTTGTTTTCTTAATTTAAACTCTATGATTTCATAGATATAGAAATGGTCCCAATCTCTATCTTTCCAGATTATTGGTAACCACTTACATAGGTTTTTAATACTTCTTTTTAATTCTTTAAATCTCCACATTATAAATTGTTTTTATGGTAATCTCTTATTTTATCAAGCAATGCTTGGTTGAAATTTGTAAACCACTTTGGATTACATTCTTTTGATATGATTTGTTTACGTTCACCACAACAATATGTTGAACGTATTCCACCAACATAATTACGAATTGCACCATTTGATTCAACAATTTGAGTTGCTACGTTTTTGTGTTTGAATCCAATTACTGAATCAAAAATTTTAAAATCACTTCTTGACATTTTTAATTAATTTTAAAGTTAATATTTCCGAATCCTGAGAATCCGTTTAATTTATTATGCGTTGTCAACATAAACATACCAATTAATTGAGATACTGCAACGCAAAGCATTTCATTGGTGTATTCCTTTGGTGTGTGGATTAATACATCACCAGATAAATCTCTAGTGTATTCAAATGTAAATCCATCGAAGTCATCCATTACTCTTTGTTTTCTTTCAACTTCTGTTAAATAACTCATAGTGCAAATATACTAATAATTTTTTAATTAATCAAATTTTTGTTTGACATTTTTACTAATTCAGCTAAATCTGAATCCCTACCTACTGAATTACCATAGTAAAGATATGAAGAACAATCTTCATCAAACTCAATTGAGTTACCACTAACTTTACCAACACTTGGATTCCAACCTTTAGAAATTAATTTGTTGGCTTCTTTTCTTAATTCTGAATTTACGAACGTATACATAACTAATGTTTTAATGTTTATACAAAGATACTAATAATTTTTTAATTATCCAAATTTAACAACCATAATGTTCAACTTCTTCCTCATCATTATCATTTGATTCTGGTGTAGTATAGTTGTAATTGTAATTACCTCTACCACGTTCAAAGTCTTCAATTTGTTTATCTAATCCATCAACTTCTTCTTCTTCAGTAGATTCTTCATTAATGTCTTCACTAGGTTTGGGTACATATTGTGTTGTAATTGCTGGACTCAATGCTTTACCTATAGGTAACAACACTTTACTTGATAAAAATAGTATGACACCAAATGCTGCTAATCTAACTAACCCATTATCAATTTGGTTGAAAATCCTATTACCGAAAAACATTAATAGTATATTCAATAGAAATAAAGCAGTATTGACGTAGCATAATTTATCAACAAATTCTGCACCAAACATTGTGTGGAAAAATACCCACCCAACAAAACCAAAGTGGTAGTCAAACATAAAATAGACATAACCAACAAGTGCAAATATGTTGACTCTAACTCGGTCTAATTGCATTTGTTCCCAATTACCACCCATGACCATCATAGCGTATGCAAATAGCATTAAAATTGGAAATATAGATGCAAGTACACCTAATAGCAATATCATAACAATTAATGTCCCAAAGTTAACCATGATTAGTTCACTAAAAGTTAATCCGTTTACTGCGATGGTTCCACCGAACCCGAATATTTGATAAAATTTCATTCCGTTATTTTCCATGTTCTTTAAATTTATAAAACAAAGGTAAAACAAATAAATGAGATTTCCAAATTATTTGACAAAAAAAAATCCACTTTCGTGGATTTAATATTATCTAGCGTCTATCACGCCTCGTAATTGCGATAGTTCCTTATCATCAAACTGATATAATGAACCGTCATCATTTTTTTCTTGGTGTAATTTTTTACCAAATAAAGACCTATTAACTCCATTCTCATCATCAGGTATACCCATTTTTTTCATAACACCAACTTGTGATGGTGCTGTTGGGTCTCTGTCTTTATCTAAAGCAATTTGAACATCTGAATAATCCTTTTTGATTCCACTGTTTTTTTTAGAATCTTTTTTTTCTTTTTCTTTTTTTTCTTTATCGGAATCTTCAAATAAACCAGTTAATGATTCCCTAAGTTTATATTTAATGTCGTCTCTATTCATTTTTAGTATTTAATAATAAATATCTGTAATTTATTAAAAATGCAAATAAAAAAACTACTTGTGGGGTTATTAATTATTAAACATTTCCATTTTAATCCCCTTACGAGTCATATTTATTTTTAGAGTCTTAAGTGCTTTCTTTCTTAATTGTCTAACACCCTCACGACTCATTAAAACTCGCTCACCGATTTCAATTAAACTAAGTGGTTCTTGACCACCCAAACCATATGTCAATGTTATGATTTCTCTTTGTATATTTGTTAAAACGGATAATGCAGATTCCATCGCTTTTGAAAAATCATTGTCATTTACTAAGTGGTCTGAACTTAGTGAATTGCTATTTTCAAGAACATCAATCATTGAACCACTATCACCATCTGGTGTGAATGGTGAATCTAATGATGAAACTGACATTGAATCTAAACTTAATAACATGTTAATGTTATCGAAATTTAAATCAGAACCCTCAAGTCCAACCAAATCAACTGATGATATTGGTCTTTCGTTTATTTGTTCAAGTTTTACAATTTCTTTCTTCAACTTATTTAACTCAGTTATTTTATTGATAGGTATTCTAATTGACCTAGAATGTCTATTCATGTAATCTGTTATATTTTTTCTAATATACCAAACAGCATATGATATGAATTTAAACCCACGAGATGGTTCAAACCTTTCAGCAGCTTCAATAAGACCATAATTACCCTCATTAACCAATTCTTCAAGTGGTGCTAATGAACATGCATATTGTTTAGCAACACTAATTACAAACTTTAAATTTCTTTCAACTAATTCATTAATAGCATCTTTGTCACCATTATATGCTTTTAATGCGCATTGGTATTCTTCATCTGGTGTTTCAAATGATTTGATAGTTCTAACGTCTAATAAATACTTTTCAAATGATTTACTTGAATTTCTGTCTGTAATCTTTTGGTTAATTTTTAATTGTCTCATACTTAATTTTAAAATTTAATGTTTAACTCTCTATCTACTTCTCTTTTTATGTCCTTATCTTTAAGGTCATTTCTTTTGTCGTGTATTTTTTTACCTCGACATAATGCTATTTCTATTTTAACCAAACCCTTGTTATTAATAATAACACTGATTGGTACTATTGTCAATCCTTTTTGCTGAATACTATCATCAAGCTTTAATATCTCACGTTTGTTTAATAACAATTTTCTTAATCTGGTTGGTTCATGATTAGTGTGAATACCACTTTGTTTATATTCAGATATGTGCATACCTTTAATATAAACCTCACCATTTTTAATATAAACATAAGCTTCGGAAATTGAAACTTTATGACCCCTTATTGATTTAATTTCACTACCAAGTAATTTAATTCCAGCAGTAATTTGTTCAATAAATTCATATTCGTATGATGCTTTTTTATTTTTAACCACAACTTCCATCGTTATTTTTTTTTACAAAGATAAGGACAACATATGTATTATCCTAATTTTTTTAAATATTTTTTTTAATTAAAATGTAGTGTTGAGGTTTCAGTGATTCTAATCATCTCATTATCAAACCACTCCTCTATTAAATTTATGATAAAATCATAATCATATTTTTTATTTAAATCTTTAACTATCTCATCTTTCCTTACTAATTTACCAGATAATTTAGCAATCTCCCAACTAGTTGGTCCTAAAGTTACTTTGTATTTGTATTTGATAAAATCTAAAGCATCTAATTTGGCTTCAATTTGTTTATCATTGAACCATTTAAGTAAAAATCCATGCAATGTTTTATTTTCTATTTTATTAATTGCAGTTGAATTAGATACATTATCACATAATTGACCAAAGGTAATGTGATTATCTTTAATATGGTACCTATATTTAAATTTTAACCCAGTAAATAGGTAATGTTTATTAACATACCACAATACAAATTCGGAATCACTCATAAAGTATTTAATAACTCTTTAATTTCTAGACAGATTTCATAATCTTCAATATTCTCAAAGAATACCAAAGATGTTTCAAGATGTGTGGCCCAATCTTGTTTTTCAACATTTATTATAACAGCACTTTTATTAATATAAAAATTAGCAGCATTTGCAACGTCACTACCATTCTTGATACATTCTTTAATTTCATTAAATGTTTCAATAAATAACATCTTTTTTTGATTAAAAAGAAATGCTACAACATCTTCATAGCTATCGAATTCTAAATTTATCGCCACTAATTTAAATTAAAATTAAAACCATTATTATCACCAGCATTTGTAATATAGATACCTTCAATCTCATTTCCAAGTTCGTCTAAGACACTAACATCTATTTTACCATCACCGTAATAAATAATTGATACCATGTATTCTCCGAAATCTATATCTTTTATAATTGGTTTCCTCATATTAATAAATATCGAGGACAGTCATATTAATTTCTTTTTTTTCTAAATCTATCGATTTAATTATTACTTTAATTTCATCACCAAGTCTCATTTTTCTACCAGTAATCTCTTCAACAAAACAATGGTTTTTAACATCTGATGACCAACTTCTAAAACCAATATCATTACTTTTGACAAGTCCTTCACAACCATTTTCAGGTATTTCAATGAACATCCCGTAGTCTTGAACTGATGTAATCACACCATTGTATATTTTACCAAGTTTATCTATAAGATATTGACATTGTTTATACTTAACACTATCTCTGCTCGCTTTTTGAGCAACCCTTTCCCTCTGGGATAAATGCATCGCCATTTTATCTAATTCATCAACTTTATACTTCATTTTGCAAATATAGCATTTTATAATTAAAATATCAACATTTTTATTAAAAAAAAATATATTTATATATGATGAAAATTATAACATTTGATAATATTAATAGATTAAGTAGTGTTTATTACTTAAATAAAGCAATAAACGAATCAAAATTTTTGGTTGAATCACACCCAGAAGTAACTTCATTATTATTGGAATATGATAACGGTGATTCAGCTGATTATGAATGGGATTTAACTAATAATAAATTCTATGATAGAATAAATGGTATTGAATCTGATATTAAAAAATCAGCATCATATGTTAGAACTGCTGAACAAGGGATTGATTTCGTTAAGACTTTGGTTGCTAAAGTTGTTGAATTACCAGATAAATTAAAATCTCGTGTTATTAAAGTTGCAATCGCATCAATGGCTTTGACCATGGGTTATAACCAATTGGTTGATGTTGAAAATACCGTAGATGCTAAATCTACAGAAGGTATTATGATTACCCAATTATTGGATAAAGAAATAAGTAAGAAGGAACAAAAACTAAAAGTAGCACCAACTAAGTTAACATTTTCAAATAATTTAGTTCAATCATTAAAACAAGAAGAAGGTATTGCTGGTAAACCAGTTCTAACCGCATATGATTTGGGTGATGGTGCATATACAATTGGATATGGTCATGCTGTATTTAAGGACCCAAGTAGAGGTGATAATGGTGGTAAATATAATTTCTTACCAAAGTATAATGAAATAACGCCAGGAAAAACTAGGATAACACCAGAACAAGCTGAAATATTACTAAAAGATGATATGAAATTAGCAGCAAGTGGTTTAGATAGATTGTTGGGTGACTGGGAAGGTAATGGTGTTAAACCAAATATTACACAACCAATGTATGATGCAATGGTTTCAATGATTTATAATATGGGTATTACTAATTTTAGAAAAAGTGATTTTATACAACTCGTTAAACGTAATAAATTTAATAAAGCTGCTGAAGCAATAAAAAGCACCAGCAGCCAAATGTTTAATAAATACCCAGGTCTAGAAACCAGAAGAGCTAGAGAATCAAAATTATTTAAAAGTGGGTTATTTTAAATAACCATCTTTACCCAACACATCACTAATTATTCTATGGAATATTAAATCTGGGTATCTCCTAATTGGACTAGTTGTATGCATATAATACTTAACACCCAATCCATAGTGCCCTATGTTTTTAGTTTGGTAATTAGCTTTAGCCATACACCTAACAACTAAGTTACTAATAATATTTTCTTCTGGTGAACCACTAACTTCAGCTAACAAACCGTTAAGTTTATCTTTAATTTTTCTATCATCGGATAAGTCTAATTTATAACCAACCGATTCTACGAAAGTTTTTAAAGACTCTAATTTAGTTGGGTCTGGTTCATCATGTGTTCTATGTAATGTTGGTACCGCTTTTTTAGTTACATACTCACAAACTTGTCTATTAGTAAGTACCATGAATTCTTCAATCAACCAATTAGATTCTTTTTGTTCAGTAAAATAAACACCAACTGGTTTACCGTCACCATCTAAATCAAATTTAACTTCAGTTCCCCTAAATTTTAATGAATCTTTACTACTTCTAACTTTTCTAATTTTACTAGCATATTTATGCAAATCTAATATAGCATTTTCTATATGTTTGTTCATCGCAGTAAATGTATTAGTTGCCTGAAATGGTATTTCATCATTTAAAGTACCACCCTCAATCACTTTTTGAACTTCTGTATAAGTTAACCTAGCATTTGAATTAATAATCCCACGACAAAACTTCTCATTAATCACTTTACCATTTCGGTCAAGTGTAAAAATAAATGAGTAAACTAATTTATCAGTGTATGGATTAAGTGAACAAAGGTTATTACTTAATTTTTCAGGTAACATAGGGACAACCCTATCAACTAAATAAACTGATGTCCCACGTTTATATGCTTCATCATCAATTGCACTATTTGGTTTAACGTAATAAGACACATCGGCAATGTGAACACCAACTTGAATGTTACCGTCAACCCATTGAACAGACAATGCATCATCTAAATCTTTAGCAGTTTCACCATCAATAGTAAATGTTAAAATATCACGCATATCTAATCTCTTTGAGATTTCTTTTTCAGAAATAACTTCAGATATTAATTCAGATTCGTTAATTACATTCTGTTTAAATTCATATGGTAAATTATATTCTTCAAGTATACTGTGTATTTCAACATCATTGTTACCAGATTTACCAAGAACTCTTATTATTTCACCGTTTGGGTTTTTTTGATTATCACCCCAAGTTGTTAACTTAGCAACAACTTTGTCACCATCAGATGCACCAGATAATTTATTTAAAGGTATGAAAAAATCGATATTCATTCGTTTGTTGTCTGGAATAAAGAAAGCATGTTTAATAGATATTTGCATTGTACCAACAAACTCAGTTTTAAATCTTTCTATAATTTCTACAACTTTACCCTCGAATTGTCCACCATCAACTTTAGTTAATTCAACATTAACCTTATCTAAATGTAATGATTTATTTGTATTATTTTTATTAACATATATACCTCGTTTTATATGTTCATTTGTAACATAACCAGAACCAAATCCAGTAAAGCCTATTTCACCACTTACAATATCTCCTTTTTTAAACATCAATTTTTTGTAGTTTTTTACAAAGATACTTATAATAAATGAAAAAAGCCAAATTTCTTTGGCTTTTTTTTAAATTATATCAGTGCTTTCTAATAGTGTATAACTAAATTTGTTGCCATGTATCTTAGCAGCTTTCTTACAAATCTTCATGAATACATCAAAGTCTTTAACTCGTTTAAACACAGAGCATCCTTCGCTCCAATTTTCTACCCATGTAGAATCTTGACCAGCTTTGTGTATATTAATACCAAACATACCAGTGTCAGTTACACCTTCTTCAAATGTTAAGTTTTTATTGGCATCACGAAATACAGTTACGTTACCCAATCTTTGACATAATGCATCGTATTTACCCTGATGTTTATCAACTGACCAAACACCTCTATATTGACCTGGTACCAATCTAGCAACACCTTTTTTATTACTGAATTGTTGCACCCCTTTTTTACCTGGGTCAACTGTTGCGTTCCAACAATAAGATTCCCAAATACCTTTTTCATTCTTAAATGAAATTGTAATGAAATCATCAAATACATTTGTTACTTTATCTGCAACAGTCGGTGCATTATTCCTAACACCAACAATGTTTACATCAAAACCTTTGTTAGCGTCATCTTCAAACCATTTATATCCTTTAGCTTTTACAGCTGTTTCAATTTGTTCTTTTGTATAGCTCATTTTTTATTATTTATTAAAGTATAATTTAGATTCAGCTTCTCTTCTTCTAACTAAACCTTTAAGTGTTTTACCAGAACTCCTAGTCCATTTCATAAATTCTGCTTCAATTGTTGGGTCATTTGGATTAGTATTAACTTTTTTAAGTAAAGTACTAGATTTTAAATTAGATGGACCTAAATTATAACAGAATGAAACTAAAGCATCAAATTGATTTTGATTAACCGTATCAATACAATATGAATCAACATATTGTTCAAACTTAACCAACATACTTTTTAGTAACTTAACACCTTCTTCTTCTGTAATAGATGCATCTTTCATAGTAACTTTTTTACCATCTGGGTAAAAAGTTGCACCGTAACCAATTGTTGGTATTTTTGCGGGACATAGGTATGGTTTTGAACTGAAACCTTCAAATAATTTAATTAAATCAATACCTTTATCACTAGTCTTTGTAACTTTCATTTTAAACGTTTAATGATAAATATAAACGAAAATTAAAAAGGGAACCTATTGGCTCCCTTTTTTTTACTTTGTCGCATCTGTTATGTGATGAACTAAAACCTTAAAAAGTTGGTTATTAGCCCATGCTTGGAATATTGGTAGGTGGTCGTCCCTATCTTCCCAGATTTCAATTTCTTGTAATCTTGGATTTTTGCTAACTAGTTTATTTAAAACCCCCACTTTAAAATCCGCAGTATCTAAATTACCAGTTTTGTAGATATAGTCATCAAAAGTCAATCCTTTACTGTTTAATATATCAGTAACTAAATCACCAACACCACTGTGTCTACCAGTTAATAAAATCGTTAATGTATCTGGTCTACTAGATTGTTCTCTATATGCTTGTAAGGTTTTTAAAATTGGGTTGTTTTCAAATATATTTTTAGATATACCTTTACCATAAACATCTGATGATAATTTATCTTTACTTTTTTCAAAATATATTCTACTATCCAAACTCTCAGCTCTACCCCACCAACCTTTAAATGGCCATTCAAAACCAAACTCATCTTCCCATAATGGTTTACCACTTTCTGGGGTATCAGTATCGATTAACGTACCGTCAAAATCGAATATAGCTATTCTTTTTATGTTATCATCAACAATACCTTCTCTTAATATCATTCTAATTTTATCTTTCATACCAATAATAATATTATTAATGAACCTATAATTACACCCCAGACAAAGCTGTTAAAGGCTATTCTTGGTATTACATTTTCATCAGTTATTAATAACCCAGATATTCTTTTGGTTGCGCTACCAATTAAGTTCATGTCTATTGGGCCATGAGCATTTATAGTTTGTTTTAATCCACCACGTATCCTATTATGCTCAAATGACCTACGTTTGTTTAATTTTTTAATTTTATTTAAATTTGATTCCTCATACTTCTTAAATAAGTTAACAATATTTTTAGCACTTAATTCACCTTTATTATAAAGTTCTTGTATTTCAGTTTCTAGTTTGTCGTATTTATTTCTCATTACAAGGTTGTATATTCACCATTTATAAAATTTATATGCTGCACCTTTCCATCAGAATGTATAATCACATGTGATTGTAACCAAGCGCTGGCCCCTTGATTGTAACCAACTCTTAATTTAGTTGAAGTACCAACTGCGATTGCACCATCTTTACGACCTGGTGAATGGTAATGCCCTACTATTATTTTAGTATTTAGTTTTCTATATTGTAATAAAGAACCCCTAGAACCATTACTACCAATATCACCATGCTGGCCGCACTCCCAATCTTTAATCTTATATGATGCACTTCTACCTAATGTGATAAACTTAGGGAATCTATCATTAATCAGCTCTGGAATAACACCTTTAACATCTTTAAACCCATTTGCATATTGTCTAAGTAACCTAGCACTTAAATCCATATATAGTGGTGCATTCTTAAATGTAGGTTGTTTCTTCCAATCTTCATTCTTTAACCATCGGTCAACAAAATCATCGTGATTACTTCTTACGATAACAACATTATCAAATTTAGCAAAACGATTTAATTGCTCCAACATAACATCAATTTCATTACCTAAATCATTAGTTCCTTGGACTTCTTTACCATATTGAACAAATGGGTCTTTCATTTGGTGGTGACTAATTGAATCTCCATCAAAAACATCATGTAAAATAACGTGTTTAGGTTTTAATTCATCCATTAATTCAAATGTTTTATCCAAAACATCATCATCATGGTGACCAATATGTAAATCACCTAATACAATACCCTCAATCTGATTAATTTTAGATACAACACCCTTACTCACATTGTAATATAAGTCAGTAAAATTACCATTCTTATCGTTAGCAGTTACTTGTCTAGCAAAGAATACTTCATCATCTTTAATTTCAACAATTACGAAACCAAATGTATGGTGGAACTCACCAACCTTACCTGATTTTGAATCGGTATAGTTTTGCATAGTAATAGCACCAGTGGTTAACATCATTTTAGGTCGATTTCCTTCCAATACGGGAATCATTTCCATCTGTACCTTAGGTGAACCTACAACACAAGAATTAACACCGCTAATGCTATGTAATCCAGTCAATGGGTTAACTGCTGTTGGGTGTACTTTAATATCAGATAATATAGAAACATATTTATGTACGTCATGTCTATTAGCATCTAAATAATCTAATACTGATTTATCCCAAAATTCGTTATCTTCCTGACCTTGAGTCCAAATCGATGTTGGGTTCTTGTATCTACCAGCGATTATGTGAATATCAGCACCGATGTAATCACCATATGCTTCAATATTTTTTAAAAAATTAGTGTGAACTGGTGTATTATTTTGGGCCCAAGTGATTATGAATCTTTTTTTAGATTTATCATGTTTTCTTTCTTTGGCTTTTACATATTGTTCTGGCTCAATATCAACCTTTTCTTTGAAGTTTAGTTTTTCTGAACACCATTTTCTAACTGTTCTTTCTGATTTCCCGAAGAATTCTACGAGTTTAGACATTCTATCATCCCAAGATAAATCCTTGTTTGTATAAATGCCATAAGCATACTCCTTGTCCGCTTCTGTTAAATCTTTAAATTTCATAAATTTTAATTAAAATTATTGTTATATTGCTTAAGCAATTGTGCTAGTTTCATTTTAGCTTTAAATAAATTTGATTTTGATGTACCAATATTGATATTTAATTCATCAGCAATTTCTTGATGTGTGTAATTATCCAAATAGTATAATTCAAAAACTCGTTTAAATTGTGGACTTAATTTAGATATTGAGTTTTTTATATCATGTTCTATTTTAGTATTAGGACCATCAATAATGTTTAAATCAATAGTGTCAAATTCAATATCTAATGATATATCATCAATATTTATAAATGTTTTTTTAACCCTCAAAATATCTACAGCACAATTTTTACTAACCATTTTTAACCAGTTAACAAATTGACCTGGTGAATTACCATTAAATGTCTTTAACTTACTCATTAATTTTATAAATACTTCTTGAGTTATATCCTCAGCATCACACGATACTTTAACATATTTTTTACAAGAATTATACACTACATAATAGTATTTAGAATAAAACTTTGCTTGATACTTTGATTCGTTGTTTTTGCAACCGATTAGTAACTCATTTAGTTCTTCATCGTTACTAATTATTGGTGTGGCTTCCATATATTTTTTTAAATTAAAATCAGTCCAATTCATATTAAATCTTTTTTACATAATATTCCCAACCATTTTCAGAATTTGTTTCAAATAATTCAGCTATGTTTTTAGCTTCATTTTCACTATTAAATTCTAAAACTTCATTATTACTATCAACAAGGAATACATGTTGAGGTTTACCACCTTTTTTTGTTAAAACTTTAACAATGATGTACGCATCTTCAAATTTACTCATACTAATTTAATTTTAGGTTCATATTTAATCCAATTTCTATCATACCATTTACTCTTGTAATGTCCAAGTTCAAATGAACTAGTATATAGTATAATATCTAATGCAGTTGGTAATTCATTAAACAATTCCAACAGTTTACTTTTTTCTTCATCAGATACTTCAGAAACAAGTTGTTCATCATCAAGTGGGTCAAAGTCAATTGGTCTACCATTTAATATGATACACATGTCTTCAACTAAATCATCACCACCAAATGGTGAATCACCAAATTCTTCATTATCATCACCTTTAGATATAATCTGGTCTGATTTTATAGACCATCTAAGATGTTTCAACAACTTGATGTGGTCCTCTTTTAATTCAAATTTTATTAATCCCATATGCAAATATATTATTTATATTTTATAAATGCACACTTTTCTGTGAAAATATTACAAAAATCTAATTTTTCATGGAAAGGTATGTATCTTCAACTTTAAAAAACACTGTGTCACCAAAGAATGATATCTTATCTGGGTCCCATTTACTAACAACATCTAATGGCATACTTTGTTGGCTATCATTAGCCACAGCTACTAAAACAGATTTACTCATTTTTGATTATTTTGTTCGTTTGTTAATTCATCTAATTGCTGATGGAGTTTTTTAACGTATAGTTCTAATTGAGGGGTACTTTGTGGTATCCCCTCATAGAATTTAATTAACTTTTTAATATCCTCAATTAATCTTTCGTTACTATCCATTATACAATAGGGTCAGTATTTGTTAGTAAGTCTTTAACCATTTCAGATAATACTTTACCATCATATTGGCCAGCATAATTTTGATTAAAATGACCCATAATTTTACCCATATCTTTAGGTGAATTATAACCATGTAATTGTCTGAGTAATGTGAATTGAAAATACATATCATCAACAGTCATTTGTTTTGGTATATACTTTTCAAGAACAGCAACTTCAGATTGGTCACCGCCAGTTTCATTGATACCATCAATCGATTTTTTAACCAACTTAACAATATCAGCATCTGATAATTCAATCTTACCATTTGATGATTGTTCAGCTCTTTGAATTTCACCTTTTAATACTCTTAAC